AACCACGGTTCTAGTGCAGGAGCTATCTCCAGCCTAGTAACAATCTCTGGAGAGACTGGCCACATCACAGCTCCTCAGTTCAACGGACTTGCGACCTCAGCCAACTGGGCTGACCTTGCAGAGAGATATGAGCCAGATGATGATTACGTGTATGGAACTGTACTTGCTATTGGTGGATCAAAAGAAGTAACACTTTACCAATCTGGAATGTCACTCGCAGGAGTGGTGTCGGATAAGCCGGCGTTTCAGATGAACGTAAGTGATGCTACTGATGGTTTTCCTTTCATAGCACTTAAGGGTCGTGTTCCAGTAAGAATACATGGAAAGGCGAATAAGGGTGACTATATCATCGCTGACGATAGCGGTAAAGGTATAGCAGTTAAAGAGTTAACATTTGAGAACTCTCTCATATTAATAGGTATAGCTTTAAAAGACGGAAGCGATATTATAGAAGTTAAAATTTAGGAGATATTATGGCAGCAATGGACCACGCAGCATTAGACGTTTGGTTTAAAGATAATGCTAGAGATCAGTTAAGAACCTTTGACAAAACAATAACTATCACAGCCACTGTTTGGACACAATCAACTAACGATGCAGGTGTTGGGACAGGAGTCACAGGGTCATCAAGTACAACATCCTCTACGACACAGAGGTGGCATCTAACCACAGCAGCATCTTCTGTTTTCAACAGTGATTTAGACGCCGGTTTAGGTACCGGTTTAGTAGCTGAATCACAGGATGTTGCAGCATCTATTACCAACGCAGTGAGGTCTGCTGTAGACGCCATAGAAGGTCAAATAGGAAACGTATCGTTTAACGCACAACTTTGCCACAGCAGTTGTCACAGTAGTTGCCATAGTTCAAGAGGGAGAAGATAATGAGTATGCAAGATTCCTATTGTCAAGCCATGAGATATTCTGGACCAGAGTCACTTTCACTTAGAGACCAGACGAAATTCGATGTCCTGATCCAGATAGATGTTCTGTCGGGGTGCGAACACAGTTGTACTGGTTGTTTTGTAAACAAACACAGTCCTGCGGATGTCGAGGGTCCATTACTAAGAGAGGCTAAGAGGCTTGCAGACGGTGTTAAAAGAGCCGGTTTAAACCTCAGGGAATTTGTTGTAGGTCCTACGGACTTCTTCTCAGCAAGCAACACTGAAAGCGTATTAAACAATAAGATAACACAAGAGATCTTAAGAGAGCATGTTAATGCACGTATAGCTACACCAGCTAAATTTGACCTGGTGAATATGAAAAAGTTCTACGACATCTTTAAAATCCTAGATAACCCTGAAAAGTACAGGGATGATATGATTATTGAATTTGTTATGCCGGTTGAAAACCCGGACACAATGCTTAACAATACAGAATATTTTGAAGCTGTTATGCGAAGAGTTGATTTCTTTAAGAATGAAACTCCCAAGAAGATAGACTGGTCTTGGACACTTCAATCGTCTTCTATTCTTAGCAGGACCGTATCTAAAGAAGAGTACAATAAAATGTTAGATAAGTCTCTTAATGAATACGGGACTATCTTAGAAATGAACCCGGCATTCAGCAGGGCACCAAGACACAAACAAAAAGAGAACCTAAAGTCTTGGAATAACTATCTTAGCAGTGTTGTTGATTCTGACAACTACGACAAGGTAACAATGTCTATGGCCAACCTTAACTGTAACTCAATGAACTTCGTTGGTCTTACTGTTATAATGGGCAAAGACGGACCAGAGACTCACTTGAATGTGATGCTCCATGAGCAAGCCTTCTTCCTTACAAACCCAGGAACTAATGTAACTGGCCTTAGTTTTGAAGAGATACTTGAAAGGCGTAATGAACTTATCCTTGATGGAATTAAAAACTTATCAATACATCCGTTGTATAAAGACTCTCCATACTTAATATCTATGGCTAACAGATTACTATGGGAAGCTATAAAAGCTATGGACTTATCTTTGGACGAGGAGATTCTACCTATGGACGTTCTATCGCTGTATAATCCTACAGAAGAGGGTGCACACTTATGGAACAAAGATGCCCTTAAAAGGGTGACATATCAATCAGGAGCTGCATAATGAGACAACAATCATATTACTACCTAAACAATAAGAAGTATGTCTCATTATTGTCTAACTTAGATAGTTTATTGCAAGAGATCACAAATTTCTATCAACAACAAGCTAGAAGGAAGATTGTCATTGTCGTACCAGATGATGCTATCTTAATAGAGGGGTCTATTGTCTCAGCTGCTAGGACTATCTTAGTCAAATATAACCCTATCATCAGTGATGACCAGATAGGTGAGATGTTTGAAACTAAGTATTTCAGTGAAGTGGATAATCTTGAATACCTGAATAATGACGAGAAGGTGTTTTTAATGTTCTTTGTCGCCGGCCACATGGTTGATGTTCACAAGAAATACTCAAAGGCACTCCTTAAGTCTATAAATGAAGAAGAAAGAATTAATGACTTCATGGGTAAAGTTTATAAAAGAGATGTATTAGTTGGTTTTGACCCTGGGGATAAATTTAAAACTTGTGTTGAAAGGGTTGATGAATTCACGGACTCTTATGTAGATTACACAGAAACCCCAAGTTCTAAGATGTGGTCTTACGATCTATTGTTCTATGTCAACGATGTTGCACCTAATGAGTTGATCCTCTCTTATCTTAAAGAGAAGTTCACAATACACGGCTTAAAGAATATCAACGAACAATTGGCCACCTTCATACAAAAAGTTACATATATCTCCCCACTAATAGGGATGTTAGAGCACCTGGAAGAGTACCATGGCTTCGATAAAACAAACTTCATATCTACTGTGTTTCACCAAGACAATCCAGTAATGGCTCTTTATGCTCTAAAGGATCTTTGGGTTCTTATGGAGAACACAGAAGGTTTTATAGATCTTCTTCAGAACCATGAGGATTGGGACTACTACGAGACCTACAGAGAATATAACCTGACATGGCCTATGATGATTAAATTAGTAGAGCAGGGATACACCGACACTACGATAGAGTATGTGAGAAACTATTGGGATCAGGTGGAGTTCTTACATAGACGTAAGTCTAGGATTCCATACCTTTTACACTCTGTTTTCCCATTAGTACCACCAACAGAAGGATAAAAATGAACAAGCTACCACTAAGTCCGACAGATCTTGTGACTATATATAAGGAGAAGCTCACCAATAAATCGTACGTTCTTATGATCGATTACGAGGGGTCTAAAGAAGTCCTAGGTGTTGAGCATATCTTGATCTATCTATCCAATACAGGGTTTACAGCAGGGTTTTCGTCTGTTGACGATGAGCTCTTGTTGAAGTACATAGGTCTTGACTTCCTTGTCGACTCACCAATATTGACTAGGGTTTGGGCGAATATCTTAAGAACCAAAGTAGGGGTCCCTTTATCAGATAAAGATGAACTCCTACTCGGTATCTTTAGTTTAGAGGATATTAAAAGCTTTATCTCAAACAATAAAGAAACTGTTGAGTCGCTGGAAAGGTCCTTAAGGTCAGTGGTAGTTGCCATTATTGATAACGCAATGGACGAGGAAGAGCTTACAGGCTCCGAGTCCGGGTTAGGTGTTAACGTAGGCTACTTGCTTCGAGACGCTATTGATGCTGTCATGGGTGTTATCTCTAAAAAGGGAATAAACAAACAAGTTGATACAAGTGTTTTTAACAATAAATCTAAATTCTTCGGTGGTGACATCTTCAAATGGATGTCTGATAATGGAACACTCAAGCTTGTAGCGTCTATGCTGCCTAAGGAACATGAGGTATTTTCTAGTGGTGCTATTAAACAAAACTAAAGATGGCTACTGGAGTAAGAGCAGTGCCAAAGAGATAGACTTCCTTAGGATAGAAGTTGTAGCCGACATACTTGATGGCTGCGACGCTAATTGTCCGGGGTGCTTCGTGCCCCGTAGGAACAAGAAGAGTGATTTATCAAAGCTGTATTGGCTTTTATCTGACTCCTCTTTTGCTGTGGATGAACTGATAATAGGCCCAACTGATATATTCGATGCAACGAACTTTGATGACATAGTGTCTGATCCATTCCTTGCCCTTATATACAAGAAGACATCATTAGCTTATACAACAGCACTTAAACAAGATATCTCTGATATAAAGAGTAAGCTTGGCATCTTGTGGGGGTTGTATGACAACTCCACCCAGAAAGATATAGAATTTAAAATTGTCTTAGATATAGACAGTCTAGTAGACGGCAACATGCCAGACGAGAAATTAGAGTTATTTAAAGCTGGCTCGGTCCAATTCAGAGTTAACTACTACAAAGGTATGTTCGATAGAATATCCTACAATGAGCTGTGTGTAAAGTCTATGAGAGACTACAATACACCAATAACAATTGTACCAAGCTTTTTGAACAATTCAAATAAGACCGGTAAAGTTTCAGAGCTTCTTAGTCATTTTAAGAAAGACCTACTGGACCAGGAAATACTCCCAGAGTTTAAAAGTTGGTACACTATGTTTGACTCCAACTTTAACTCGTATGGCAGTTCCTCTCTTTCCTTCTTTGATAACAAACTATACTTAGCCCCCTTTATATTCGACAACATTCTACAAAGAGACAGCTCGTTCTTAGTAGAAGATATAAACAAAAGCACCTTAGCTGACAATCTAAGAGTCAGCCCTTGTGGTGACTGTAGGTTCACTATGTCTTGTGCTGAGAGGAATGTCCATCTTTATATGGACTCCAGGGGTTTAAAGGAATGCATCCTACCTAAGGAGTATATGTATGCCAATAATTAAAAACAACCTATATTATGAACTAACCTCTGAAACCAAGACCAAACCAGTATCTGCTGTTAAAATACAGATGGATGTTTTAGATGGGTGTGAGCATAATTGTAACGGTTGTTTTGTTAATAGAAGAAATAATAACCCTAGTGTTAAACATCTAAAAGACTTCTCTTCGTTCATAGGGAGTATAACTGACGAAGGTGTTCTTGTTGATGAGATACTAATAGGTCCTACAGACTTTCTATCATCCATAAATAACTATAGTGTTCTTTCTAATAAAAGTTTATTAGCTGTTATTAATAAGAACTCACCTATACTGGCATTTGTAACAACATTAATAAGTGGTGATTTAAAAAGATTCTGCGACTTCTTAAAGGATAATATAAACCTTGATACAGAGATTGAAATAGGTATCGCCACCAACCCAGATGAACTTATGTCGTTAGAGTACTCAAGAATGGTAAAGTCCAAACTAGAGTTCTTGAGTAGCAATATAGAGCACGATATAACGTACACATTTATCATCAACGTAGATGATGTAAGTAGAAGCTATGAGAGTTTACACAGTTTTGTTGTTAAGCAATTTGACACGACATTTGACTTGGTACCGTCCATAGCCAGAAGTAAAAACAAAGTTAGAATACTTGACAAAATTACTGGGTTAAACATTAACTACAACAGATTGGATGCCGGTAACAGTGCTAACAACATAATGGTGGATCACTCTCACTCTGGGACAAACTTTAAGGTCCTAAACTTTAAGAGAGGCGACTGGTGGGTATCACCGTTCTTATATGAAAATATGGCGATATATGATGACCTGTTTAAGATAAACAAGTTCAGTGAAGTTCAAACAATGTTAGAGAGGCAGTACAGTTACGACACAGAGTGCTCCTCCTGTAACTTCTTAACATCTTGTTCTTCCAGGTTCATACCGACACTTATGAAGTATCTGGACACTGAATCATGTGTTTGTCCAAAAGAAAACATGACCAAGAACATCCACTCCTATAATAAGGCGTCGATGGAGATGTACAATTGGGATGAATATAGTGTATCTTCTGATAAGAAGGGTTATAGGAAGAAATTTCTTATACACGATGAGGGTTCTGAGGAGCTGGTTAAAATAAAGAGGATCTACGATGGGGCTAGTTAAAGATAACTTCAGAGCAAATACTGTGGACAAGTGTCATGAAAGGTACGACAACCACGAGTACATAAAACAACTTAAAGTAAACATGACTCTGGATATTCTAGATGGTTGTGTTCACAGTTGTCCAGGATGCTTCGTCAATAGAAGGGGAAACTCTGTATCGGACGAAACACTTGAAAGTCTGTACGGAATACAAGAGTTGTTTAATAGCAATGGAATAAGGTTCTCCTCGTTCATATTAGGTCCAACTGATATTTTCGGGAGCAAGAACACACTAGAGTTGTTATCAAACAAATACCTAATAAAAGCTTTTAGTAATTGCTCAACGATAGAGATGGTCTCTACCTTGGACATGAATACTTTTGAGCACATATCTAAAGTAATAGACCTGTTCAATGCAATACCTAAACAGGCACAGGGCTTTATGTACGCTATGCAGGTTGTAGTAGACCCATACCAGTTCATAAGCAACCCATTCTACAGAGATGAGAAATACTACAATCTGGTTAAAGTACTAAGCCTGTTCAACAATGACATTGATTTCAAATTAGTCTTCAATATGGAAGGTAAGGATTTGGACCTTGCAAAGGTATCTAAAATAGCCAAAGACGAGTGGGATTGTCTGGTTGAGCCTATCCCTTCTTACCAGAGATCTACTAAGAGTGGTAACCACAGGGTTGTTACTGACCAATGGAAAAAGACAATAGCAGAGGCCTATTCTGAGGAGTCTAAGGAGTACATAGCTTTAACAATAGCTGATTCTAACCAAGGTGCTGGTCTTGAAATGACGTACGTTCTCAGTAAGGGTGAGTTCTATTCACCTGCATTCATCTACGATGTGGCTACGATAAGGGACGAAAAGTTCCGTATAAAAGACATTAAAGATATAAACTCCTGGACAGAGATTAAGAAAGACCTATATCTTGACGGTATGAAGTACATGGTAAAGACCGAGAGCTGCTCGGATTGCCCTAGGAGACATATCTGTTTAAACAAATCTGTGTTAAACTACATGGAACATTACAAGTTCACAGAATGTGTATTACCAATGAGTGTACTGTTGAATTATACTAACGACGATATAACTGCTAAGGATAAATAAGAGGGCGCTATGGATGTGACTAAAATAATACTTGATAACAAGCGCCCAATGATAGGTGAAATAGAGTTGACACTCTTTGAGAATTGTCACCTCAACTGTTCATTCTGTCACCACGACAAGAAGTCTCACGTTGGTATTACACCGGTGGAGATACTATCTAAGACAAAACAGGTCGAAGAGTTCCTGGTCAAGATGGGTAATCATGTGGACACCGTTCAGATTAACATGGTTGGTGGTGAGCTGTTCCAAGATAGGATGTCCCACCTATACCCAACGTATCTTGAGTTGCTTATAAGGATTAAGGAGATATACGACAGACTTGGTTATGACATACAGGTTGTATGGGTAACATCCTTTCAGTTTAAAAAGAGAGAGCTTGTACAGGGGTTGCTTGACGACCTCAATGCAATAAACATACCCTCAAGCCTCATAGCTTCATACGACTTTGAAGGTAGGCCAACCAAAGGCTCTTACGCTACAAACGTAGATTATTTTGCAGACTATATTATTTCAATCAATATGGTTGCAACCACAGAGTCCATCATCAAGTTCATGGGTATTGAATCGGACGATTACTTCGACTACCTCTACAATAAGTTTGATAACTTCTTCTTTGATGATTACATCCCAGATAAGGGTGAAGATCACCAGATACCTTCCGACTCGTTGTATTTGTCGTTCATGAAGTATCTATATAGAAAGTACCCAGACATCGCCCCATACGGGGATTTGATAAAGAACGACCATAACAAGATGCATTGCATGTCATTGAATAAGGTGACAATCTTCCCAGACAACTCAACATCTAACTGTCGATGGGACAGGTACACTGATGATGACTTCAATACTCCGTTAAACAGGGCTGACAACACATCTATGATGACTAGCTTCATGGATGAGTATGGTTGCCTTTCATGTAAACATTTCGACAGGTGCGGTTTCAGGTGTTATACACAATGGGATTGGACCAACCGAGTCAGGGATACTCCTGATTGTGTGATGAGGATGTGGTTTGATAGTATTTTATGTTAAGACAACAGAGACGTGTAATCTAAATTGCGAACATTGTTTTACCTCTGGCAGTAAGGGGAGGAAGATATTCTTCAATCCTGAAGATACAGCTAAGTTTGTAAACCACTGGGGTAATGAAGAGATACACATAGATTTCCATGGCGGTGAGCCTTTCTTGGCACCACTAGATGATATGAAAAGATTTCATACATTGGTTCGAGATGTTAACCCGAGTTCGTCTATCGGTGTGACCACCAACTTGACATTCAAACTCACACCAGAGAAAGTATCGTTTATTCAGAATGAATTATCCGGTAGGATCTGCACGTCTTGGGACGAAGGGATACGTTGGACAAATGTCAGACAATATGACCTATGGAAGAAGAATGTAAGGTTGTTGATTGGTCTCGGTGTTGATGTTAAAGTAAATGTTTCAATGAACACCAAGTTAATGAAGCGCAGTCCAGCAGGAGTCCTTGCCCTGTTTAGGGAGTTAGGTATAAGAGAGATTGCCTTTGAAAGGCTTACCCATGATGGGACCGCTGAAAGAAACCCACACATATTCCCAACCAACAAGGCAATTGATGATTGGATATGGGAGATGGACAAGGTAAACGACAGGGATTATTTCGACAATGTACTTCTTGAATCTGTCTATGCAAAGTTTGAAGGAAAAGGAAACAGAAACTCTACCTTTTGTAGAGGGTGCGAAAAGATAATGTTTACTATCAATGCAGATGGTACTGTTGCAGGTTGTCCTAATTCAGCACCAACCGCCCACTACGCCACTATATATGATAGTAAAGAAAATGTACTGGCAAGTCCTGAAAGGGCGTGTATGATTGCCACTGAAGCCTACCAAAACCCAGAGTGTATAAGCTGTGAGGTTTTTGGACAGTGTGGTGGAGATTGTTACAAGTTAAACTGGGACACACAGTGCCCAGCACCTAAAAGGTTAATGTATGGACTTAATAATAAAACCAACAGAGCTATGCAACTTCAAGTGCACGTTTTGTAGTTCAACGGACATATCATCAGAGGACGCTAATTACCTTCCGGTTGAGAGTGTCTTTGAGTTCCTGGATAATAACCCAGACACAAACACAATCATTGTGAATGGTGGTGATCCGTTGATGATGAAACCAGACTACTATTGGCAGATAATAGAGTATCTTGACTCTCATGAAATGAGTACCTCGATATCTTTCACAACTAATCTTTACCCTTTTTACGTTAATCCTGACAAGTGGTCAAAACTCTTTAACCATCCAAGGATGGGGATAACAACGTCCTTTCAGTATGGAGGGGGCCGTCTGAAAGGTGATCGATCTGTGTTCACTGCTGAGGACTTTTGGAATGTATCCGACGCTATGTTGGACCATGTAGGTTATCGTCCAGGGTTTATATCGGTTGTCGTCGATGGTGAGCAGGACCTGGCAATTAAGAATGTCGAGTTAGCGAAAGAAATGGACGTTGAGTGTAAATTAAACTATGCAATGGCGTCCGGTATACAAGATAGACCTTTACTTCTGGCAGACACTTATCGAGTTTATCTCGATATATATGACATGGGTTTGGCAGAGTGGGAGTACAATACCAAAGACATTATCAAGTCAATGCGTAACGAGGCCACAGAATGTCCTAGAAACAGAAGTTGTGAGACAGGCATACGATGCCTTCAACCCGATGGAGATGAGTACACCTGTGGGGCATTTGCTGACGATAAAGAGTATCCTGTAGGAGACAACTTCCGAGACGATCCTGAATTGCTTTCAATGAATGATAAGTGTTTTACATGTCCATTGTTTACACTATGTAATGGGTGTGCCAAAACAATTAAAGATCACAAGCGATTTAACATGCAAGGTGAGCATTGTTTTAGAATGAAAGAAATGCAAACTGAACTGTTGGAGATGCGTGATGTTGGACTGTGAGAAGGATATTTTACAAAACGGAACTGACTTTTATTTTATTGATGATAAAGGATTAGACTATAAGATTGAACAACCAGAGGCAGTGATAAAAGTTGCAGAGGGTAGGCACACTGTTAAAGTTGAAGGCCTTGAGTCGTTCTATGATTATGGAAAGACGGTACACGGTTTCATTTCTCCCGCTGGTTCGGTGTCATTTAAAACGCACGTTGACCCTGTGGATCTTGATATAAAGTGTCTTCACGGGCGCAAGTGGATGGACGTATCTGGTGTTATCCGGTATGCCACAGAAGGTGTTGTGATTTTCGTACGTAATAACGTACCACATAGGGCGATCAATACCTGTCGCAGTGTGTCACTCAGCATAGAAATATGAACGTATCCATAAACCCATCTTACTTTTGCAACTTCTCTTGTAGCTTCTGTTACTTGACGAAGGAGCAACTTAACAGTAAGACAAAGGTCTCCATAGACGAGCTAGATAAGAGGTTGTCAGAAATCCCTGTCATAGACTATGTGGACCTGTATGGTGGTGAGTTTGCCACCCTCCCAAAAGCATACGTGTCAGAACTAAAAGCTACAATAAGAAAGCACTATACTGGTGAGATCAATATAGTGACCAACTTCTCTGTGATGAGAGATGAGCTATTTAGTGATGATATCTCTCTGGCTGTCTCATATGACTTTAAGGCAAGAGAGAAGCACGAAGATGTTTTTATGAATATGTTAATGAGTCCTAAAGAAATATCAATTCTTATACTGGCATCTCCTGAAGTTCTTGAGATGAATGTGGATGAGATGATACTTCAATTAAACATACTAGGACAACTGAAGTCTGTTGAGATAAAGCCGTACTCACAGAACCAGTCAAATTCATTAGAGATAGACGGTAAAAAGTTTGACAGATTTATACTTGACTGGATCAACTCAGATATTGTGAAGAACTTTATCTTTACAAATGAAGATAACCTAAACAAGGTCTTAGATGGTACAAGAAATGCCTTCTCTGATGATCATGTCTATATCACACCAACTGGTAAGTTTGCTGTTCTTGAGTTTGACGATAACGACAAAGAGTTCTTTATGGAGCTTGACAGTATAGACCAGTACTATGAGTGGTCTAAGAAAGAGAGAGATAACATCTACCCGGGTTGTTACGATTGCAACTATCTCGGTAGATGTCTGACAGAGCATTATAGGAAACTGTCTTGCTCTGGACACAAGGAGTTAATAGAGGCATATGAAGGACTGGAAGATTAGACAAGAGATGTATCATCGTCTCAACAATGATTTTAAAGATAATCTAGATGATAAAGATGTACAGGTAAGAGAAGGAACTATTATAGAAGATTGTGTGGATTACATCCAAAAGCCAAAGGACTTAACGGGGTGGATGTATCCGGCGAAATCTTATGTAGTAGCTCTTTGCTACGCCACCTGGTTGTCTGAAGATTTTGATGAAGACTTCCTAGGTCTCTTAAACGACCCCGATCTATTGTACGGAAATGACCCTTACTTTGTCACATATGACGACAGTAAAGATATGTACGATACTATTATAGAAAGACTTGGTTTACCATTACCTATGACTGGTGTGGTTCCAGATATAAAGAACTACTACTTAGACGAGTTTATGTTAAACAAACCCAAATAAAGGATACTATGGAAAATCAAGAACGATGGCACTTATCAAAATCAGTAAGTGTTAGCCACCTACTGACAACGGCAGCACTGATATTTGGCGCTATGCTTTACATCACAGACATTAGTAAGGACATTGCCGTTCTTCAAGCAAACCAAAATAACATCCAACAACAGATCGTAACTATCCAGCAGGACAATAAAGACATGTTCGCTCGTATAGACTCTAAACTCGACCAGATGATTGATGTTATTCATTCTTACAAAAACCTAAGATAGGAGTTGGCATGGACAAGAAAAGTATTAAGAAATATGTAACGATGGTTTCAGCAATTGTAGCAGCGATAGCAGCAGCAATAGTGACTATCGTAGATACGCTTGATGGTGCGGTATAGTGATTACTATATTAACTAGCGCATTGCCTATATTACTGGGCTTCTTTGCTAAGCTACTGGCTATTAAAAGTCAAGCTTCATCAGACAATCAAAGAATGCTCTTAGAGGCTTTGTCTGCAAAGAACGCTGTAATAGATAGTGCAAGGGAGGCCGCTTCAAAAGAAGGTCCTGCCGCAGCATGGAACAGAAGGATTATCATCTTCTCACTACTTGGTTTAGTTGTATTTCTACAGGTGGCTCCGGCCCTCTTTGATATTGATACTGTTATCCCCACTGTTCGTGAGGGTATTAGTTTCTTAGGGTTTCAGTTAACACCTGACAAGATAGAATATATTACCGTGCAAGGCATGGTTAAATTTACAGAAATATTTGAGTGGGTAACGCTCATTGTCGAGATGTACTTCGGCGCACAATTAGCTAAGGGGAAGTAACATGGCATTATGGGATGACATTAAAAGTAAAAACATTAATTTAAAAACAGGTGAGTTGAAGTATATAGACGACGCGGCTGGAGAAGGTTTTGAAACAATCTATGAGATGGGAGACAAGAGCAAAGGCTCTAGTAACATCAATATAGCTGACGGGTGGCTTAACTTTGATGGTTACAATGTAAGATCTCCACGTCAGAATAATATAGGCCCTGCAGGATTCCACAAAGGAGTTCCAAATCACGACCCAGTGAGAACTGCAGCAATTAGACAGGCAGATCAAGAGCTAATGGAAAGAGAGCTGTTAGGCTTCAATAATGACAGTGATACCTTTGATGGATTTTCACCAGTAGAGCCAACAAATTACGAGCAGATCGGATCCACCATGGCAGGTCTTGATGACTTTGATTCTGGAGTTGCTGCTAATGAGAGAGCTAGGAAGGATGCGTTCTTACTGGATGGGGCTGCAAGAAAGGCGGAAAGACTGTCTGACTATGAGAACGCAGGCACACTTGGTAAAGCAAATAGGATTATTGGAGATCAAGCTGGAAGCATCTTTGACTCGGTAACCGGCTTCTTTAACGGTTTGAATACAGACCCAACACAAGAGAAGGTTGTCCCAAATTATGCCGAAGGATTATTCAGCAAACCCTCAGGCAAGCCACAAGGTAGACGCGGAAACAAATAGGAGACATATATGCCTTACGAAACAAGTCCGGAGATTGACTTCTCCTCTGTTGGTTTAGTTACCGACATTCCATCCAATGCAATACCAACAGGTGCTTGGAGTAATTGCTTAGATGTTAGATGTAGGAATGGATCTGTTCAGGGCGTTAATGCTTTTGAAGATGATATAGTCCTACATGATCTAACTGCCAACATTATTGGTGGTAAAGCTATGGCCATCACTCAGTTCACTCCAGCCGGATCTACAGATCTAGTCATTGCCTATATCGTTAAAGGCGCCAATGGCAATGGTAGCGTTGTTCTTTATGACACAGACTCGACTAATACGAGTCCATATAATGACATAACAAATGCAAACACCGACCAGGTATTTACATTTGACGATAAGTACCCTCCACAAATCTTTGTGTTTAATGAGATACTTATAGTCAACCCTGCTAAGGATGCACCTCCACAAGTAACTGATGCAAAGATAACTGCAGGAAGTCTGCACGAGCTTGACAACTGGGACAGTATCAACGACAGTAGTGGTGAGCCGCTTATAGCTAGAGTGCTAAGGCCGTTCAACAATAGATTGGTTGCTATGAACATCTTTGAAGAGCATGATCAAGGTGGTAACACTGCTAATGACGTGTTCCTTCCTATCGATTTCTTGTGGTCATCACATATCACAACACTGCAATCACTAACAGCAGCTACATGGACAGCCTCAACAACTAACACAGCTGGTGATAACTTCCTTACAGAGACTCCGGGCAAGATACTTGACGGCGGACAGCTTGGTGAATTCTTTATTGCATACAAGTCTGACAGTGTTATTCGTGTAAGAGAGACTGGCGACAACTTTGTGCTAGCTTTTGAAAGCATTTTTGAAGATGACGGCATATACTCTACAAGATGTTTTGCTAACATCGGTGGCTCTCAACATTTGGTTGTTGGAAACTATGGTGTATACATTCATGACGGACAGTCACAAAGACAGGATATTGCAAAAGATCTATTCAAAGATACTATGTACTTACTTGTTGAGCCTGGCGAAAAGGAACGTGCATTTGTATTTCAGCAGACAAGAGATAAAGAAGTTTGGTTTTGTTTAAGCTCTAAGAATAACGAGGTAGGCGGAGTAAGGCAATTAGGTTGTGACCTTGCTTTTGTATATGACTATGGAAGCGGTAAGCTTCACAAAAGAAGTCTTCCGGGAGTAGTAGACGTATATGAAACAGAACTTAATGGACAGCTGGAAATCTTTGCAGCTAAACCTGGAGACACAAACCTTCAGAAACTTTCAAGTACAGCTTTGGTTTCTGGTGGCTTCTTTGAGCGAGAGAATGACAATCTCACTGACAACAATAGAATTAAACAGATTAATCGTATACATGTTAATGCTAAAGGAAGCGTCAATCTTGCTGTAGTTGGAACAAACAACCTGAACGACTCAAAGATTTATTCAGATGTTACCTTTGATCCCGCAACAACCCATAAGGTTGATGTTAGAACATCAGGAAGATATATGAACCTAAGGGTTACAATGAACGGGGATACAAACCCAGAGTTAACTAAATTACAATTTGACCTTAAACTTATGGGTGTTAGATAAAGGAGTCCTATGGCTACAATTTCCGAAACGGAACTACAAAGAAGGCTTAAGAGGCTTGAGTCTAGTAATGCAGGAACCACAGGCTCGGCCTTGATTGTAAAGGTCGGGGATCACTATGAGTACGCCTCGGATTATATCTATGTAGCCTACGCCTCCAACATTACAAGTGCCACTAATGGAATCATAGCTAGTCAGGACGATGCTACCGACTTCCAACAGGAGCCTTTTGATGCACTTGGAGATCTTCTAAGTTTTAGAGGGTTCTACACATCTAGGTCAGTGTATGCTTCTGGTGATCCAACAGACTACACTTGGGGTGACGTATCTTTGATTCCTAGCTTCGCAACCTCTGAACGATACTATCATACCTCTTTTGGTTTATTGTCCGAAATAGGGGATCCTACGACCTCTGCGGGTACATGGACACTTGTGACAGCCAGCAGTGCAGTTCCAGGTGAAGCGGTATGGATTGCTGAAAGATTTACTATTAATGATAATCCGTCAGCCTGGAGTATCTTTCCAGCAAGAGCTACAGATACAAGTCCAATGATCTTGTCTCTCGCTAAGTCAGGCTTTAACCAGCCAACCTTAGGTGACGCAACGTGGATAGCTGATGTAATTATTGCAGCAACAGCGCACACCGGAAGGTCCTACTCAAACCAAAAAGAAATTGGTTATGGAACCGCTGTAGCTATTGATTATGATAATGGCAAGTTGTTTGGAGTCTTCCAGAGGAATGGCTCAGGTCAGGATGTATGGGTAACTCCCACTGACTTCATTGATGGAGACTTGTTTGTAGACGGCACGATACTTGCTGACAAGCTTGTGGCTAATACAATTACTGCCGGACAGATAGCTGGTGATACAATCACAGCTAATGAAATACTTGGCAACACGATCACAGCTGCCGAAATATTTGGTGGAACTATTACGACAGATCTTATTAATACCGACGGTATTAGCGCAAACAAGATTAATGTAAATGATAGTATCGCCTTTAATACAACCACAGGATCTACAAGCGATCCAGTTGGGCACTCCACAGGTCTTCAGTTTAACAAAACAGATCTTCACTCAGGTGTTGCGGGTGTCTTTCTAGGCACTCACAAAGAGTCTGACAACAGTGTTACTTCTGGTCTTCATATAGGTAACCTTACATCTTATGTAAAAATTACATCAGAGGATGATGGTTCTGGCAGTGGAGATAGTAATGTACTTCTGGCGAACACCAGGTTCCTATCAACCTCATTAACAAATGGAGTTTTGGAATACCTTTCATCAACTACATCAAACACAAATGGCAAAAGAGTTGTTGACATAAGTTCGGTTACTGCGGGTACTACAATATCTTTCGATATTTACGGTGCGGGTGGCGGTGGTGCTTCAAATGAAGGAACCACAGGTTCAGTTGCGGATAGTGACTTAGTTACTTATAACGGCACTGCTGGATCTAACGGTAGCGCTTCCTCCGTTACTGTAAAAAACGGAACTACTATTGTTCAAAAAACTTATGACGGCACAAATCTAACAGACTCCGGAATATCCTCTGGAGGCTTGGGTGGTGCAACTGGTGGATCAGGATCGGCAACTGGAGCGGCTGGAACATCGTCTGCTGCTCCAGATCCAAACGCCGATGGTGGTGATGGCGCTGCTGGAGAAACTTCGACAACTCCTATAATAGATATGGAAGGAGGTCTTGGAGGTGGAATACCTACTATACTGACAGGATCCTTTACCAAGGCCGCCAATGACACAACGATTGAGATAATTGTTGGTGATGGTGGTAATGGGGGAGCGGGACATTCTGCTGCTGGTGCTTCTGCGAGAAGTGGAATAACAGGTAGCGTTGGCTACGTCAAGATAACAATTGCAAGCGCAGGTGCTGCAACAGAGATCTTTACAATATCCACTGACAAGGTTCAATCCGAGGTAGACGTTGTTGTAAACGGCAACGTAACAGCTGACGAGATAATCGACAGATCTGATGTAAGACTTAAGACTGACATCTCTCCTATTAGGAATGCCTTAGAGATTGTTAAAGATCTCGAAGGTGTTGTATACACTAGAATAGATTCAGGCAAAAGAGAAGCTGGCGTTATCGCTCAGGATGTTGAAGAGGTTTTTCCTTATGTTGTATCTGAGAACTCAGACGGATACCTAGGCGTAGCTTATGGTAGAATGGTCGGACTTCTTATTGAAGCAGTTAAAGACTTATCAAAACAAATAGAAGAACTTAAGAAAGGAGATTAGTATGCCTTTACCATCAAGTGGTAAGATTACTACACAAACATTTAGAGATTTCTTTGAAATCAGTTCGTCAACTCCAATCAGTAGTTCTGACTGGTATCGTGGTGGCCCTTACGTTAGGGCCAACTACCAGACTGGGAATGGTAATAGTTCCATTAACAATCAGGTACCTACAAGCGGAAGGATAACACTAAGCGATTTGTATGGTGTGTACAAGGTTGTCCCTGCTAGTAGTCTTACACCAGGTAACTCAACCGAACAAGACATAACACCAAATCCACCCAACTATCCTAACACCCCAGACGAACCAGCTGCACTTGGTGGTGATGGTAATAATACCAATGTTGGCCCTCCAGATCCATGGGCTAACCCACCAAGCACAACAAATGCTACTAATCAGGGTAATGGACCAATGAACCCACCAAACAATGATTACGGTGCGGGACCAGCTGGTGCCAATCAAGACCCGTATCAGAATACAGCCACCAATAACGTATCCAATGGTGGCACGGTTGGCTATCAGAACAGTCCGGACGCAGCACTGCCTCCAGCTCTTAGAGACCCTTATGCGGCCAACCAAAACCCTCCGACTGGAAACAACAACTATACCTTCTACACTCCTGGGAACACCAATCCGGGCAATCCTAACCCAGGCAATCCTTCAGACCCGGGTCAGTTTGGAAATGGAGATTTAAACCCCGGAGGTAGTAATCCACCTGGAAATAACCCGGGAAATTGGACATATGCAGACCCAAAACCACCTGGAAACTACAACTACAATTCCTCCAACCAGGGCAATGGACCAATGAACCCACCAAACAATGACTATGGTGCGGGACCATCAGGAACCCTTCAGGATAGTTATACAAACAATGTCACTACCAATACATCTAACTTTGGTAATGCAGGATATCAAAACAGTCCGGATCTTGGCGGCGTACCGGGAACCCAAGACCCTTTCGCAAATCCCGTTAATACTAACAACCCTCCAAACGAGACGGCAACGCCACCGACATACCCAGATAGTAGTTTAGCTGGAGATGAGCCGGCGCCAATAGGTGACGGTAGTGACGCTACAGGGACCCCGGACGAAACAGGAGGCAACCCCTCTTACTATGTTAATCATGAGAAACTTGTATGAATATACCAGCACACAACCCAAGCGCCTCTACAGCCTGTCACTACAGTGGCGGGTTTACTGAAGATGAGCTTGAGGAGCTTGATAAGTATCTAAACTCTCTGATGACTTTCAAGGCGGAGGTTGGAGACATAAAAGGACCTGCGCCTGTAAAGACAAGGGTGAGTGACGTTGCCTTTTTTAAGCCAGAAGAGCTTCCATGGTTCTCTGTGCGTATGCACGGGATTATTGACAAGATCAATAAGGATTGGTTCAAGGTTAATATAGATCATATAGGTGAGGGCTATCAGTACACGGAGTATCATGCAACAGAGGGTGGTCACTACAACTGGCACGTAGACTCTCACAATACTTTTACCGAGACAACTAGAAAGTTATCTATGATTCTCGCCCTTAATGATTATAAGGATTATAAGGGTGGTGAGTTTAAGGAGCGCCTAGGTGGAGGCACAAAGACTTGGAAACTAAATCGTGGTGACATTCTAGTAATACCTAGTTATGCTTTGCACAAAGTAACAAGGGTATCTAAAGGAACTAGAAAATCTATAATCTGCTGGGTCAGTGGACCGCAATATATATAAGGATGAGAGATGAGTGATCTTGATTTAAGAAAGATGAAAGACCCATTTGTTAAGGCAAACATAAACACTAGCTTCATAGCGTGTTATGACGGGGCATTCTCAGACAAGTTTTGTGATGATACTGTAGCATTGTTCCATCACCTTCAGAGTAAGTATGGAGATCAACATCCTGATGAAAACGACAACCCTATGGTTAACCATAAGTTTAATAGCGTCGGCCACAGGAAGGACAATTCAAGGTTCTTCCAGCAGATAGCTAACGAGTGGGACGAGGAAGATAGACAGGATAACATTAGGTTGTGTAAAACATTCTATGACGGTATAGATGAGTACTTGCAAAAGTACATAAAGTCCATAGGTAAAAGTCTTGGTAAGCTTGAAGCAGATTGTTTTAAGGTTCATCACTACCCACCAGGCGGACACTTCTCGATCTTCCATCACGAACATAGTGGTGAGAATGACAGGTACAAAAGTAGAGTTCTAGTGTACATGGTGTACCTAGGTGAGGACATTCATAATGGCGAAGGGACAACTGAGTTTATTTATCAGGGCATCCACGTCAAACCAAAGAAAGGTAGGTTAGTAATATTCCCTGCAGATTTCACACATACCCATAGAGGTAATCCAACATACCAGCAAGAGAAGTACATTGCTACTGGCTGGTGGTTAACGGAAGGATCTAACGGAGTTTATTAATGTCCTATACAATAAGACGCCTGCCAGTGGAAGAAGCACTGAGCAGGTACAACGAGTTCAGAGAGCATATAGAGAAGGCTCTAAAGTACAGCAGCGGCGAGTGGACAGCAGTTCAGATAATGCAAAGCGTTATCACAGAGCCTGGTATATTTCACATATGGGAAGTCTTAAAGGACAATTGCCCAGTCGCCTTTGGCACAACTAAATACTTACAGTATCACAACTTCACAGCAATGCACGTTATGACATTGGCTGGGGATACTGGTGGAGATATTGTAGAGTGGTCTAAAATATTTGAAGAAGAAATGAAGAAGCACCCAGAGATTGACTGTCTAGAACTGTCAGGTCGTAGGGGTTTCGTAAAACAATTAGAGAAAGCAGGGTGGACCGAGAGGTACACGACCATGCGTAAATCACTTAAGGAGATGTTAAATGTCTGAGACAGTTACCACACAATCCGGCTATGGTACGGAATTTAAAGATCAACAACTAGATATACTTGGACAAGCACAGAACCTCCACAAGACAGGGCAACTTGGTCAAGTAGCAGGGTTCACAGATGCTCAATTACAAGGCCAACAGGCTGGCATGAATGCTGCCAATACACAGGTAAACCTTGAAGGCCAGCTTGCTGGTATGGCAGGTCAGACAGATCTGTCAGGTATGAGGCAGGGCGCTTTACAACAAGCCCAACAACAGTTAGGTTTGAACTCAGCTGCAGCCGGTAGATACAATCAGCTCGGCGGCTCAAGAGGTTTTGTAAATGAACAAAGCATAGCTAATAATTTAGCTGGAACGTTTGGTCAGATAGATCTTCAGCAACAGCAAATGGATTTAACAAGTACACAGCAGGCGCTTGACGCTCAAGGTACTGGCGCATCATCTATGGCAGCAATAGGACAAGGACAGCAAAAGCAAAACCAAAATATTGCTGACTCTTCTTATGCTGGTCTTACACAACTTGGTGAAATGTTTACTAGCATTGCTGATAAATCAACGTCCGCAACAAGGACTAAGGGGAAGTAGATGTCAAGTAATAATATTTGGGAAGACGAAGAGAATCCATTCATGCCGACACAGGTTGCATCAGCAATTCAAATGGGCGCCACTCAAGCTCCAGAGCAGGGTATACCCTTCTCTCAAGGAGGCGGTGGTGGGATGTCATTCGGTGGTCAGCCAAAACCCAAGCCCCTTGACACAAGTCGAGGTGACTACGGTCTTAATACAATATGGGACTCAGGCAGAACCATTGCAGAATCTCACGCCTTTTCAGACGCAAGAGCGGCCGAGACAGCAACAAGTAGGCAACATCAATTTGATATTAATACATACTCAGACCCTATGGCTAGACGACAAGGACGAGGAAGGTACTATATGAATCCCGGAGAGACTTACGCTCAGTCACCAGGACACACATCCTCTTGGGCTGGCAACGGTATGCCACCATCTATGAGATAAGGAGAGTTCATGTCAATTTTTGAAGACACCTCAGGGTGGCTAAAGGAAACACTTGGCTTTGATGGCGACATCAATGTCGAGGGCAACAAGATCAACTACACTGAAGACGGTGCCAGTATCGGGTATAACGGTGACACACTTGATCTTGATTACAAAGACAAGTTTGGCATTGACAGTAACAACAGATCTTATATTAACTTTGACGGCGGAACATTGTCAAACGATCCGGAGTACGGCCCTCGATTAGACATGGGAGGGTTTGACGGAAACTTTACGCTAGATAAGGATGCGCTTAGTTATAGTCCCAACGGTTTTGACGGGATCGGAGCGAGCGCTTCCATTGACAAATGGGGAGATGTAAGTCTTGAAGGGGACGTTCTCAAGAACACCCAGATAGATAAAGCTTTAAATCAAGGGTTGGATGCTGCGACTCAATCGTTTGACAACAAGGTTCTAGATAATCAGTTTACGACAAGCGCTGATATTAATACATCCAGTCTTGGACGTGCTGCTCTTGGACAAGGAACCTTTGATGACGTAATTAAAGCGAGGATAGTATCCAATGATACCGATCAAATAGGATGGGGAATGAAAGGCCCCGTCATAGGCGGCCAAGATCTTTACAGTGCTGCTGGATCAATGTATAACCAGGTTGCGACAGGCCTTACAGAGAACAAGAACATGCCAGAGTGGTATAACTACCTTTACAACAAAGGTATTAAACCAATAATGAATGAGTTGGCGGATTCAGAAGACCTTAGTTCTTATGTTTCAGGTGTACAGTTTGGTGACGACACTAATAACGTACAACTTAATAACGGGAACGCATCTTACAATTACAACCAGGGCGGCAAGTCTTTAACACTAGACCCATACGGTATTGACTTCGCCAGTCCAGACCTTTCATTTAATAGTGACGGAGCATTTAAGTATAGTGATGGTGACACCTCTATAAGTAATAATGGAATACAGATTGGAGACTTAAACCTTAACAAGGGTGGGGGCTTCTCCTATGGAAGCGAAAACAATCTTCAACTTTCTGACGAAGGTCTTAAGTATGGACCATTCGGCAAGGGATCTACCAATAAAAATGTTTGGCAAGAAGGGGACTTTGTTGACCTAACACTAGATACAAACAGTTATTTCCAAAACCATTCTGAAGCAGAGTTAAGAGCTATGCTATCAGATGTCTTTGGAAGTTTATAAAATACCAGGAGCAAACAATGAGTTATTCACAAAGACCGTGGGAAGTCCCACTAAACCAAAGACAAGAAAGCGTATGGAGAGCACCTCAAGTTAATACAGACCTTAACTCTGTACTTGCAACCAATCAAAGTCAACCGAGCCGAGTACAGCAGTTGGACCTTAGACCTCCATCCTTAGAGGAGTCATACAATAATGTATCTCAATCTAATTTTGGTAAGATTCAAGCCAATGAAGACAAAGGTCCTGCGTCAGAGCTTTGGTCAGGCATTAGGCAAATCAACCCAGAGATAAATGATGAACTCTCTTCTTGGGCAAAAAACTTTATCGTTCACAACAACGGCCAGACACCGACAGTTATGAATGTTATGAAAAGAGGTGGCCTTTCATTAGGTTTAGCTGCTGCGTGGCTTGAAAACTACAAAAACGGCGGTGGAAGAGCTGGTGGTCAAAAGACGTTTAACATTCCTGGTACAGATGGCAATGTTCAAGGTGTGCTTGGGATTGGTCATGAGGTTGAAAATGGCTGGGACGCTAGGTTTGACGTTAACTACCCAATATAAATTTAAGGAGAAACTATGGCAATAAATCCACAAAGCTTTTTACCAGGCTCTGGTGTTGAGAACGGTAAGCTCTATCCAATAGCATCTCCAGGTACATTTTCTCCTGGTGCTGATGAGGGTGGTCTTGGCGGAGCAGCTGTTGAAGCACTCAGTAATTTATTTGACCTGTACGGAGGAGACTCTTCAGATGAAGAGGTTGCTGCTGCAGAAAAAGTACTAAGAATGGATGCGCTTGCAGAAGGACTTGTTAAACAAGGCGATGCAAGAAACGTACCTCCATCAAGAAGAACGGACACTGGACTTAAGAACTCTTACTTTGATAATGTAAACGAGCTTCTACCCCCTGTTCAGAAAACCCTTGAAGGTAGAACCGATGAGGCTTCAGGCTGGTTAAGTAAACTATGGCCTTTTTAGTAACAGGAGACTTATGATAGAAAACCAAAACACTGATGTTTACGATGATATGTACCAGCAATGGGAGATCAACGTAAGAAATCTAATGTCTCAAGGCTTCTCAAGAGAGGAGGCTGAGGCTCAAACATTATCACCGGATCAGGCGCCAACGTTTGAACCTGAGGTTTACTCAGAGGAATTTGACGGATCCTCTGGCAATCCAGTTGACGATCCACATAGTTCAATATTTGAAACTACAGTGATCACGAAAGATGATAGGGGCGGTACGGTTACAACAACCTCGAAGAACCCTACCCAAACTCCAGATGCTTTAGCTAAGAAGGCTGCGGAAGAGTTAGAAGAATGGCAGAACGCAAATCCTGCGAACTACCCTAACACGCCAGCACCTGGTACAGATTCGTCAATCTATGATGGTGAGTGGGAAGACCACTCCGCACTAGCAACGTCATTGTCTGATGTTGTCGAGGCTAAGGAGCAAGAAGCTGCTAGTCTTGAAATGCCTACGACTCCTGTTACCACTGAAGAAGTTAATGTAACTGCAGATGCTGATGCGTCTGTTAAGGTACTGGCTGAAGAGGCTCCCTATGAGCTAGGTGTTATCAATGATTTTGCTGACTGGGCTGCGAACAGACCAGAAGAAGAGTCCGTCAAGAAGGCTACGGAGATTATTGAGAGAGCTAAGGAATCAGGCCTTGATAGAGTCAAGCCACATGTATATAAAGCTCTTGGTATAACCTTGGCTTCAATGTTGTTTGGTGCTGATGCAGCTACTGCAGCCACTCAAGGTCTTGGAGCTGTCAACAAAACTTTTGAGAATGAAAGACAGGTTCTTTCAAATGCGGCAGCGGTTCAAGCCGAGCAAGAAAAGTTTAAGTTTGAAGAGACTACTAAGGCAGATCAAAAGATTAGAGCGAAAGCTGCAGAGAATATCTTGGCAGCTCCAGCAAATGAGCAAGCCAGGATTTTAGCAATTCAAGACAACAACCAGAAGATGATTACAACTCTTTCTGCTGACATAGACAGAAGTCTTAGTGAGCAAGAGAAGGAAAACTGGGGGGTTAGATCTGTTCGTGGTGAAGTTGCTAGGGCCGTTGCAAAGATGGAGAGTACCTACAAAGGTTATGACTTAACAAAGTCTATTAACCAAGGTGTCTTTTCGTCTGCTATAGAGAACTGGATAACATCACCTGGTCGTAAGACCCCTCTGTTTACATTTATAGAAGATCAGATTGCAAGGAATAAGCTCACCTCTACTGGAGGTTTTGCTGCTGAAGACTTTGTTCAGGGCTCTATGCCTGTTGAAGACTACCACTCTGCAAACAAAAAGATCTTTGAGAAGATGAAGAGGGTTGCTGGCAAGAAGCTTTCAGATGGACTTCCAGCAGGTGAAGACGGTGCCGGAAGATTAATGAGAGAAGCTTATGAAAGCTTTAAGACAAACAATACAGATGCATTTGTTGAACTATCAAGAGAAGCTGGTGAGGCTGGAATGAGCCCGATCATGTTCTTTCTTACTGAAAAATACATACCAAAATAAATAACCAAGGAGACTTATGGGAAAGACTGTAGCCGAACAGATTGTTGAGGAACGCGCAGGGTTGGCATTCAAGGATGCCGACACGGTTCGTGACCAATACGGTTCTGTTAGATTTAAAAACCTATGGGCTCCTGAGGTTCAACACTTTACTGAGGATGGTCTTCAGGGTGCTGAATATGGTGGAGAGTTTTATGCAGACTTGTACGAAGGTCTTGCAAGAGACAACGGATACACAGACGTTAAAAGATTTGGCGAACAAGGTAAATACGGAAGAGATCTAGGAGACTTAACAAATGAAAACCAAAATCTCTTCACTAGCAAGCTTGTTTACGAAGGACTTGCCGAGCCAAGCAGCGAAGGTCAAAGAGAAATCTACGATATGGGACTGTTCAACAGAGCCATGCAAGGTGAAGCCAACGAAGAAGACCCCTGGGAAATTGCCAGACAAAAAGAAAAAGAATACAAACTTGCTACAACAGCTGGGTATAAAGAAATAGCATTCGATGAATCTGAACTTTCAAATTCAAACGAATACTTTGACAAGGGCTACGGCCCTTTTGTTGATAGAGAAGTTCAGTATAGACACTACGACAGAGACTACAACAATAATGCCAACAGTGCATTCTCAACCAGTATCGAGCATGGTCTATTAAGTATTCAACAAAACATAGATGAAGGTATTGCCGCACTCGGAGATGTTCTGAACTCAAAAAGTATGTATGAGTATGGAACAGCCGGTGCGGAAGCCGTTCAACGTGAGATGGATAAGCTACCTCAGTGGGCTATAGATGTTGCAGACGTAGATGACCTGGCATCAGCCGGAAGGTGGGCTGCAGGAAACATTGGTGTCTTCTTGCCATACATGTTGGGACTCGTTGGAACCGCAACTGCAGGGGCACTTATAGCTGGAGCAAGCGTACCGTCAATGATTATTGGTGGCGCTGTTGCGGCAAGCCCTTTATGGGTTTATGCTGGTGATGTGTACGGTCAGATGGAAGGTGGCATGGACCAGAAGAATGCAGGTGTTGCTTTCTCTGCAGGTGTTGGCATGTTCCTTCTTGACAGGTTAGGTCTTAAAGGTCTTGTCAGCTCTTCTGCTATGCTTAAGAAAGGTGCAATGGGTGAAGTTGCAGAGGCGTACGCAAAGAAGTATGGCGTTACTCTAGCTGAAGCTAAAGCCAAAGTCACAAGCGTTAGTGGAGGTATTAATATAAAGGCTCTTGGTGATATCAAGGGACTTATAAAATTAGAACTTAACAAGGCAGCACTTGCAAAAGAGTCGATCAAAGGATTTGGCAAGGGTGCATTGATGGAGGGAACGACAGAGGTTGCTCAAGAATCTTTAGGATACTTCAGTGCCATTGGCGGATCTGAGAAAGAGTTTGACGCAGATGAATATACAAGACTTGTCCAGGCTTCTGCAGCTGGTGGTATGTTCCTTGGTGGATCTATAAAAGGTGTATCAACAGCTGCTTCAAACTACTCTGGATTTAAAAGACTTCAGAATGAATTAGCATCTCCAAAGAATAAAGACAACTCACACATTGGCAAAACTCTTGAGGAGAATCTTGACAGCCTTGTTGGAGAAGACTTCTCTGTTGATCAGTTGGTCAATGACGGCGCCGAGGTTGTCCAAGACAGCCCTGAAAGTGTCTTCATAGAAAGCCTTGGAGATGTTGTTAAAAATATGGAAAGCTCTACTGCTATACCTATTGATACTAAAGATATTAATTCTGCAGCAGATGAGGAGATAGTCAAGGGTCATAATCTAGACAAAGCTAAATTTAATGGAGGCTCCAAAGGTCTTTGGCAATCCACTAAGGAGTTTCCTAAAAGGTTTGTTAAGCAGTTTGGCTCTCTATGGGAAGATAAACTACTAGGTCCTAATGCAACCACGACTGATAAGGGCAAGAAGATCTGGAAGGTTATTGCTACAATGGCTGGACATGGAACGAAGTCCTTTATGCAGGGATACAACACAGGTGAGACCAGAAGACTATTGTCACAAGACTTTACGTTTAACTCTGGCGTTCTTGAAGGTAGACTGTATAAGCTTTTGAATGTTGGCCTAGGTCGCATGAAGAAAAGCACAGCAAGGAAAGAGTTTGTCGAGTACTACAACAATAAGAAAGACTCTGTAGATAAAGATGGCAAGGTAATCAAGAAAGGTTTTGTAGCAGAGAAGCACAAGATGTTGGCAGAAGATTTTGAGGCTCTAATACTAGAGTACAGATCTCTGACCGATGGTCTTAGAAAAACTGTTATGGATCTTACTGGAGAAGCTGTTGGTGTTAAGGACGACTGGTTCTTTGAAAGCTCTCGTTTAAATACTGATGAGGTTTCAAAAGATAAAGATGGATTCGTGGCCGCTCTTATTGAGAATGGCTGGTCAAGCAATGAGGCTAATGACTTTTGGGAGAGACTTATTAATGGTCCTCCTGGATATGACCCATCAAAACTTAAAGAGCTTGGGTTTAAAAACTTTAGATCAAAGTCCTTAAGAGAGAATAAGGATGTTCTTGATTCTGCCTTCAGGGGAACTAAGTTTATGCAAGACGATCCATTCCAAAGGCTTGCAGAGAACGCCCAAGAACAGATCAACTATGCTGTTGACAAAAGGTATTACGGAAATGACATGGAGAAGATTAAGAAACTCCTTGTTATGTTGAAGAGCGAGATGGGTGAGGATTGGGATCCAAGAATTGCCTCTCAAACTATTGACAGTATTTCTGCGGCTCGTGGTGACTATAAAAGAATGAAAAGCAAGACAGCCGAGAGAATGGTAGGACACTTTACGTTCCTTAATACTCTTACTCATCTGTCACTATCAACGCTCGCTTCGTTTCCTGAAGCCGCTATAGTATTACTTGGTGCTACAAGAGACGCAAAGCTTATGGATCTAATCCAGAAAGGTGCTGTTGATCTTGGACATCACTACGGTAATGCAGCTGGAGAGGCTTGGTCTTACATAGGCCCAGGCTCTGGAGTTAGCAGAGATCAGTACGTAAGAAACGTTGTTGACTTTTACCGTTATGGTTATGGAAGTTCTACTCACGGTGCTATTGGTCAAGTCGGTCTTGATGACGCTATCTACAAGACATCCAAGATAAAGAGTGGTGTTCTTAAAGCGTTCTTCTGGGCTAATGGTTTGAAAATCTATACAGACGCTACAAGGATTGCTCGATTAGCTTTGGCTAATGATGCTATCTTTGGAGACCTGGAGATCATAGCTATGTATCCACCTGGCCACAAGGCTAGAGATACAGGGTTATTCCACAATGCCTTTGAAAGAATTAGAGAGTTAAACATTGATCCTGATCAGGCTGCTTTGGATTATCAAACTACACTGGTCAAGCTTAATGATAAGCTTGGTGAAGGGTATCTTGATAACCTAACGTCTGAGGATATCTACGCTAATCTTATAGATATTATGCCTGAGTTTGTTAACACTATGGACATTGCGCGTATGTCTTGGGTAGATAATGCTATCGCTCATCCAGACGCAATGAACCGTCCTACTTGGTATTCCAATCCGTACTATAGATTGTTTACCCAGTATAATGGTTTCATGTCTGTGTTTACTTCACACATCTTACCAAAGATTTGGAGAAGAGTTAAGGAGGGAGATCCTTCAGCAAGGTACAATGCAGTTGCGGTTGCAGCTTCAATGATTGCTCTTGGATTCTTAAGTCAAGCCCTTAAAGATGAGTGGAAGTATGACGGCAGACCTACCTGGATTACTGATAAGGGTTATGTTCAAAGAGGTATCTCAAGTAGTGGCCTTATAGGAACTCCCGAGAAACTTCTTAGTATGATTAGTCCTCTGTATGATACGACCAAGCAACCTTGGGAGTCTTATCCTGAGCACATTGCAGGTAGGGTTGGAGACGCCGGGGAGGATCTCCTTGGTCCAACATGGAAACATGGTAAGAACTTATCTAAACTTGTTATGTCTCAAATTGAAGGGAACGATGAACTTAGAAATATATATCTCACTAAAGAGATACCAATTGCTGGAACAAACTATTCCTTTAAAGAATGGATGCAGAAATAATATAAACAGGAGTACTTATGCCTTTAGGTAAAATCACAGCTCAGTCGGCAAACAGGGGTCCAACTCCTGAAGAGATCAAGATAATGGAGGAGCGTAAGGCTGGTATTAAAAACACCGAAGCCCTTAATGTCGACAGTCAAACGGAGGACGCAGTAAATAGCGTCCTTCCAAATCTTGATCAGATACATGAAAGATCTCTGCCGTCCTCCTCTGGAGACCCTGTGTCTGCTGCTGGCGGTGTTGATGTCCCTGAGGGTCGTGAACTTGCAGCAGCTATTGGAAGGGAACAGTACAGTCTTGCTCCGGAGATTCTTAGAAGATCTCCAGGCACAGCCTTTGAGGACCCTAACTTACTAAGGGAAGAGGAAGATGCTCTTCTTGAAACCTTTGCTTTACAAGAGGGTGTTAGTAAGGACAGGGTTGCAACAGACCCAGCTCTTTATGAAAAGTTTGGTAGATACCTTGGAGCTCAGACAGATACGCTTAATCAGGAGAAGTACTTTGAGTACACATCTGAAGGTAAAGCTGGCAGCGGACGTAAGGTCCCGACACCATGGCTAAGTCCAAAGTTTGTCCAGGAGAACACAGGTGTTGCCGTACTGAGGACGCCTGAGGGCGGAGAAGTACAGACTAGAGACTTTGGTCCTTCAATCTCCAAGAACATGCAGGACTTTTCAAACAGAGCGTCTGAAGAGGTTAACAAGACTTTGAATGACTCCTTTAATCCAGCAAACCTCAAGAGTCAACAGGATCTTTCAAGAAAGATTCAGGAAAGCTCCGGGTTAAACCCAGAGACCATTGATGAATTTATGTACACGCTTGTTAATAACTATGCTGCGGTACGTGAGGGGAACACAGATGCAAGTAAGTTTTGGTCTGATGTTTTCCTTCACTCAGTTCTATCACATACTCGAAAGAATATGTGGAGACAGAGAGAGGCATCAACAAAGTCTGCAACTGATAAGGCTAAGTCGCCTGATTCAAATGAGGACATTATGTCTGGACTTGCTGATGACAATGCTATTGGTAGGATGGCTCTTACCTCAATGGGTTTTGAGTCACCAACCAAAGACCAAGTACAGATGGCAGGGTCACTGGCTAGAAATATAGTTGAGTATACATTCCAAGAAGACGATCCGTCTGGCGGAATGGTTGATACAAATAATGGAGAGAGACCTAAAGGCTTTGAGCACAGGTCTTTGTTCAGGACAATTAAAGTTCCTGGCGTAAATAAGAAAGGACAAGCGGTTGATAATCTTCTAACCGTTCTTACTAGAGAGGGTGAGCTTGTAGCTGAAAAGCTAGAGCCACTTACCAATAAGATCATTCCTAGCTCATCAAGAACTGTAAGGTTTTCTGAAAGGGAAACCACAACTCGTGATGCCAAGGTTAGGAAGACAGCAAGTCTTAAAGACGTCGAGCAGGGTGATGTTGAAAATCAAAGGGTTAACCTTGATGTTATGAACAATACCCCTCATGGCGTTCACAACGCTGGTCTTGATATGATACTTGGTATCTTGTCAAATCCTCAGGCAGTTGCAGGCTTAGACTCCCAAGGGTTTATGAACATAGCTGGAAACGGCTTTGGAGACAAGGGATCTTTTGGTAAAAGGTTTGGCTTAACTGTCTATAGGGATGACTATGGCAAGGCTATCAAGAATGAAGATGGCACTGTCAAATACAAAGACAACTCTGGAGATAGAAATAAAGACTTGATTCTCAAAGATACTATTAAGTGGGCGACAGATAACAAGGATACAGAAATGTTTTTCTATGACTACTTCTATGGTAACAATAATAGAATGATGGTTGACCAGACTCAAGGAAACTACCAGTCAAATAAACTAGCTAGGTCTCTGCTTGAGGCTGGCATCAAAGAGGTTTATAGTTTATCAAACCCACGACATGTTAAGCTTTTGAAAGCTGGCATTATGAAAAGGTTTGGTCATGACAAGAAGTCTATAGAGGATACTGCTAATTTGTTTGATGGATCTATTAGGGAGTTTCAGCGGATGGTGGGAACTATTGCTGGAGATGGTGGCGTTGAGTTGGTTAAACTCGCCGGTAGTGAGGAGGGCTTTGCTAGTCTTTCAGCTATAGCCGAGGCCGTTACACTTGCTGCTGCCTTAAAGGTACACAATGGTGGCGGATCTGACGTCTACAAGTCGGGATTCTATGTTGAGATTGATGGTCTTACAAATGGTATGGCACACTCTTCAATGCAGGCTGGAGACATCAACACGGCTAGGTCAACAAACATATTCTCTAAGAATGAGTTTGACAGGGCTGTTGAGAGAGGTGAGGTTGAGGGACTGGATGTTTATGACAGAACCTTCGCAACAATGATCGACCATGCTGAGAGTTCTGGAGACAAGTCTGTTATAAGTTTCTTAAGTGCTCTTGAGTCTGGAGACTCAAAACTTGGAAGAGGCTTTGCTAAGTCACCAGTTATGATCTTTGGCTACGGAGCCGGTGATGCTGTGATTGATCTTTCTGTAAAGGCATACTTCAAAGACTTGTTCACGGAAAAACCAGGACTTCTTAATACAATCATCAAAGATATTGGTGAGGGTGGTGTTGAGAAAGTTATTGACAGGTTGTCGGAGTCTATAAACGTTGCGCTTAAATCTGACTTCTCTTTGATTAAAGAGTTGACTGACACGCTTCAGTCTATAGGTAATGATGCATCCATCCAGGGCTTTGGCTTGTCTGTCCCATTAATTAATGGAGGCAGATCTAACTTCGGTAAGATCGAGTTTGATGTTGACTACGACAGCAGGCACAGATATCACGTGGGTGGTAGCAAGGCAGCTATAGGTAAAGACGGATCTCCTTATGTGAGGAAGCGTGTAGAGTTTTCTACATACAAAACCAGTAGAGAGATGAACCCTTTAAGTAGTCTTGATAAGAGAAACTATAAGGGCGAGCTTAAGAAGTCTTACAAGGCTGCGACGCAAGCCGTTATCTTAAACCATGCTAATGACAATATCAACATGACAAACGCCATTAGAAATCTTCATAACAAAGGTCTCAGGAACACATCGGCACATATCTTTGATGGTCTTCTAGTCACTCCGTTGAGAGCTGAAGAAGCTGCGAGAGAATTGAACGATGTATTCATGAAGGTAAACAAGCACCCTAAGAGTCACTTAAAGTCTATGCTTAAGAGCTTACACTTTGAGCTTGACCCAGCAGGAAATGTTATAGAAGATCCTAACAACCCACTTCCAGAAGGTAAGGTTGGGAAGGAGCGTTTCCTAAGGAGACTCCTTCCAGACGGTTCGGCTTTTGCAGAGGAGCATGGCTTATCAACATGGGATAAGAGGCTAGATCGTTACGCTTATCACATGGATCCTGAGTTAAACATAGCAGTGTCTACTATAAACAATAGAAGAGACAATGCTACCAAGGTATTGCACGGCGCCTTACAGTTCTTCTTTTAAATAAAAAACCCCAACAAGTCCATTACGGATTTGTTGGGGTTTTCTTTTTTAATATCCTCTAGCTTTCTTAACTTCAGATATTGTCTTTCTTCCTTGTCGCTTACCATTGTCGGCTACCTTTCTTGCCCGGGCCTTTGCTTTTGCTCCTGACATGCCACCTTTGACAGCCCTTTCATATTCTGATTGGATGTTCTGTTCATAAACCTTGTTGATCATCCATTCGTTTATCTCTGGTGTTCCAGCTAACTCCTCTGGAACGTTATGTTTACTCACAAACTCCTGATCTGTTATTCCAGATTCAGACATGATGTTATGGTCTTTCATATTAATGTCCTACTATAATTTTAGATTTGTCTGGAGTAACTTCATAGTCTGACTCCAGGTGTTCAATGAGGGACTTAACAAAGTTACGCTCCTCGTCCATTGGGTAGATCATCTCGATCACCTCTGTTCTCTTTGCCTTCTCATCATCATCGATGATAGTAAAGGTTGCTTTAACCACTGTGTCCATGGTCCTCCTCGTTTACTAAGTTGTACCCTAAGATAGCCATGCTTTTTATTAAGCTTCTTAGAGCGTCGTCTGCTGCATTAATAATGTCGTCTGACATGTTGTCGGTTACTAAACCTCTACATGCTTCTGTCATATCAATCAGGTCTTGTGCTGCATTCTCTCTTGTCATTTGTTTTCCTTTTTAAATTGTTCCTGGGATTGTGCCCATCTGTTCTTCCACTCCATCACTCTTGGCTCATCCGGAGGGTCTCCAATAATATTGCCTATGTCATCGCAATTTGTACTGGGCTTTTTGGTACCAAACATCCTGTCAAGTCTGCCTCCGTACTCTCTATGTTGTCTACATAGTAGTACCTCTTCATCGGTCAGCATTAGTCTTTCCAGTATGGCATCAAAGGTGTATGCCTTTTCATCCTTCATCCTTATCCTCCTGTCTTTTCCAACAAGCAGCTATCTGTCCTGCTATGTAGGTGTGTGACGTACCCTTAGGGTACTCATGCTCCCAGTTGACAGCCATCTTCATTGCGTTAGCGTGTGTCTTGGCCTTGGACTTAGCATCGTAGTACTCTTTGTATCTGTACTTAATTCTGCTTATTAGTTCTTTAGTCATTATTTTCTCCAGTCTCGCTTCCATAGTGGTCTTGGTGGAATCCCTTTGGACTCTTTTTCTTTCTTTAATTGTCTGTACGTTTCTGTTGTCCTGTCTTCCTGAACAAGAGACTTAGTGGGGCAGTTAGCCCCACCGTAATAACCTATAAGGTTGTCGTCTTTCACTCTACACCGAACAGCTTTAGTAGAATGATGATACCTACAACACCGGCCAACACTAATGTTGAGCTCTTTGCTGCTAATACTTTATCTAGTAATTCTTTCATATTATTCCTCATGTTATTAATTCCAACCCCATTCGCCAGTCATGCCAGACTTTGAATAGTCTGTAACCGTCTTCTCAAAGAAGTTGCTCATCGAGTCTCCTGATGTTAACTCCTCTACCCAAGGTAAGGGGTTCTCTTTTACCTTGAAGTTTCCTTTAAGTCCCATTTGGATTAGTCGCCTGTCCGCCAGATACCTAATGTACGTTTTAACTTCAGCTTTATCAAGACCATCGATACTTCCAGCCTTATAAGCAAGATCGATAACCTTATCCTCCAACTTAACAATGGTCCTTGCCATTCCGTAAATCTCTTTCTTAAACTCATCGTTAATTATCCTCGGATGCTCCGTTACAAACTCACGGAATAGTTTACTCATACCTTCAACGTGCATCGTCTCGTCTCTGATACTCCACTCAACCACCGTGTTCATTCCTTTCATCTTGCCGAACCTTTGGTAGTTCAACAGCATAACGAACGCACTAAACAGGGACACACCCTCGTTGAATACACTCAGGGCTAAAGACTTTGCTAAACCGTGATGTGTGTTAACGTCAGCGTCCTTCATAAAGTCCACCTTCTTTACCAGTGCATCGTACTCGAGGAACGCAGAGTACTCACTCTCGTGTAGCCCAAGTGTGTCATTAAGTAAAGCGTATGCTCGTTGATGGATTCCTTCTCTGGCTGCGAACGATAGTAGCATTGATCTAATCTCATTGTTCATGAACTTAGGTATGTACAACTCTGCGTAGTTACCAGCAACCACAACGTCAGACTGTGTAAACAATCTTAAGATCTGTGTGATGTGGTTCTTCTCAACGTCTGATAGTGACCCGTCTTTCCATTGGGTTACATCATCAGCTAGGTTTAGTTCCTTCTCCGTCCAGTGTAAATCCTCGTGCTGCTCCGTCAGCTCCATCGCCCACGGGTACTTGAACGGCTTGTACGTCTTGTTCTCTTCTAATAGACTCATAGTTTTCCTTTTTATTATTATCAAAATGACCGCCCTTTCGGTATAGTCCGTGCTCTTCAAAGTTGAACCATGAAGTGTCTATCCTACTCAGCTTTATAGCTAGCTTCATATCGTGAGAGGGGTTTTTATACCCCCCGTTGATCTCATACAGCGTAGCTTCAGCTTTCTTCCTCTTTGCCATTATGTTTCCTCATATATCTTATAAGACCCTCTGCCACCTTAGAGTCACCCTTAAGAAGACCTTCCGCAGAGTTACACCAGTGACATAATAAGCCCCTGACCTTTCCAGTTTCGTGGTTGTGGTCTACAAACAGCTTTTGATCGTCATCCTTTCCATAATCACACGCATCGTTGGCGCATGTTCCTCCCTGCTCCTCACGCATCTTAGCTATATCCTCAGCAGAAAGGTTGTACTTATGTCTTGTCTGATAATCTGGATTGTCTTTACGCCATTGAGTTGCCATTATTTTTGTACACTCCTTGCATCTTCTGGCTTTTTTTATACTAGAGTTAACCTTGTTGTAAAACTGGTCTCCATCCATACATTCTCCACACCCTATACACCTTATCCTGAGCATGCTAGGCATTCTGCATCCTCCGTAAAGTCTTTAAGAGCTACACGTTCTACCTGCTTACCTACGTTCTCTGCACTGCTACTTGCAGATGTTCTTAGATAATATAAGCCCTTCAACTTACCCTTCCATGCTTGGATGTGCACTGCGTTAACGTATGCTTTAGAACTTCCAGAAGGAAAGAATATATTGACGGACTGTCCTTGACAGATGAACTCTTGTCGTTGTGCAGCTTGTTCAACCACCCACATCTGGTCTAGCTCAAAGGCAGTCTTGAAGACGTCCTTCTCCCACTCAGTTAGATAGTCAAGTTGTTGAACACTTCCCTCGTGATGACCAATGTTTCTCCACTCGCGGTCTAACCACTCAATGTCTTTACCAAGTCTTAGTCGGTGTTCCTGCAGCACAGCCTCAAGGTGTTTATTCTTGATGAAGTGAGATCCTACTCTAGTCTTGTGCGTATAAGCATTTGACTTAATAGGTTCAATGGATGCAGAGGTACCGAGAATCATTCCAGAGTTGGCATTGGGTGCGACAGCCATCAAGTGTGAGTTGCGTCTACCTGTCCCCTCACCATCTGGATATTCACCACGTGTCTTAGCTAGATCTTCAGTTGCTACGAGAGCTTGTGACTTAATATTCTCAAACATCGTTCTGTTCTGGCCGACAGCCATCGCAGATTCCCAAGGGATATTCTTTGATTGTAGGTACGAATGGAAACCCATTGCACCTAACCCTAGACTACGCTCTTGATATGCCGAATGAATAGCGTTAGCTAACTCCCTAGGGGCATTATCAATGAAGCAAGTGAGAACATTATCCAACATAGTAATAAGGTCGGCCACCAAAGTCGTTCCTTTCCATTCATCATACGTCTCCAGGTTAAGTGATGAGAGACAGCATACAGCTGTACGATCCTCATTTGTTGGTAAGTGTATTTCATTACATAGATTACTTCCACGGATCTTTAAACCTTTTTCTTTAAGAGCTTTCGGTAGATGTCTGTTAGCTTCATCAATGAAATTAAGGTAAGGCTCTCCAGTGCGATAACGAACTTCAAGTATCCTTTCCCACAGATTCCTAGCGTCGACTGTATCCCTAACGCTATCATCATGAGGATCGATGAGATCCCAGCTACCACCAGCAACAACGGAATCCATAAAATTATCAGTGATGTTGACAGCATTGTTAAGATTGAAACACTTACGGTTACTGTCGCCTCCCGTAGGTACCCGAATATTGAGGAACTCAATAATGTCTGGGTGAGACACGTCCAAATACGCTGCATAGCTTCCTTTCCTTGTTTGTCCTTGTTTGTATGCAGTCATTGCTGAATCTGCTACCTTAATAAATGGTATTGGTGATGGTGCTTTATCACTAACTGCACGAACATCTGACCAATGACCTCCAACTCCGCCACCCTTAACACTAAGCCAAGCTAACTCAGACTGGTGTTTAATAAGACCACTAAGAGTATCAGGTATATAGCTAAGAAAACAAGATATAGGAAGGCCCTTAGATTCTTCCTTTGGGTTAGGAGCATTACTAAGAATAGGACTGCTGAACATAAACCAACTATTACTAACACCATCATAAATCCTTTGAGCTAAATCTAAATCATCACCACAGTATGCTACTGCAGCTCTTGCGTATGCTTCTTGAGGATCTTTTTCAGTGCCCCTCAGGTAGTAGCCTTTCAACAAATCTATCGCTTGCGGCGTCATACTCCGGCTCTTCTCTCTGTCTATCGTTATTCCTAGATACTTTGCTTTCATTTTTGTTTATCCTTTTTTCTATTTCTTTTTCAATGTACCATCTGGCCTTGCGTAGGTCATCGATACCTCCGTCACCATGCTTTAGGTCTACTCTCCAGATATACTTAAGAGCGTTGCCCAGACAGAAACCCATGTGCTCTGTTAGAGTTATGCATTCTATCCCGCTTGGATGTTGCTTATAATGTTTTGGGTTGATAGTGTCGTCCATAGCTACTTCCTCCCTCCGTTTATTTCAATTATAATGTCCTCTTCTCCGTCCTCGTTCACTACTATTTCATACTTGAGTGTGCCTGAGTGATGCATACAGATTGCATCTGACATTCCTTCGTTGTACTCATTCGCTCCATGTTTCTTAAATGCTTTATATATTCCATAAGCAATTGGAATCCACAGTAAGAAGTACAGGTGTGATTCATCTAGGTACATCTTCTATCTCCTTTATTTTAACGTGTATAGATCCAGCTTCTGCATAGATCTTTCTTGATGATTGTTCGACGATCTGCCTATCATCTATGAAATAATTACCATTAAGAGAGTCTAGTATAGCCTTCTCGTAATTATCTAAGTCAGCGTTATTATCACAATACTTGCCTGTCTTGGCAGCTTTCTTCTTTTTCGACCATGACTTAGGGATAGGAACAAAGAACGTCATATCGGCAGATATGAGCCCCTCAAGTACTTGAGTAGCGTGATAAGTAGGTATAAGCTCTGCCATCTCTTGTTTAAAGTTCTTATACTTCTTTCCATAGTATGTACCCCACTGCGTGACACGAGGCCTCGAAGCAGGGACAGGGATTACAGGAA